AAAGGAGTGATACCCAGTGCTAACCAAGGAATCAAAAACTGTATGATTCGTACCGAAATTTCCATTCCGGCTGGAAGTACAGCTTATGAACCCGAAGACATTCGGGCCTTAGTATCTGCATATATCGGATCATTATCACAACAAAGTGATAATATCGCTACTATGCTTCTCACTGGTGTAGTTTAGTAATAACCTAATCGGTTAAGGGAGGTCGGCAATGTCCGCTTCAAATAACAGTAACTACGATGGTTACAGTGCGGCGATCCTTTTAGACCTTAAAGGTCGTTCAGATCCTGCTTCAGCTCGTTTACGAGACCGTTACAATAAGAAATTAAATCCTTATGCTAATAGTCAAGCAGACGATGCTGCTATCCAGCGTTTTCGTGAAGATATAGAACGTGTTCGCAACACCAACTTATCTTTATCTGATGACGATATCAATAATATGCGGTTATTTATAACGCATATATTTGAGAATGGTACACGCAGAATTTCGGATAAGTATTCAATTGAGAGTTATCCACAGGCGGTTTTCTTGCCTGAGACACTCTCTCATCCTGATTTTTTATCATTTGGACATGGTGCGAATGCAAATTCGTCATTATCTTCAATTGTTGATAAATTAAATAGCGGTGAGATTTCAATTACGAATACTGGGAAAGCCTTTCTACAGTTTTTAAACGCATATCATCCTGCCCTCTATGATAGAGTTAGGCAGTGCATCGTTTCCGATGATGATACTTGTGTGGTAGAAGGGAGCCGTATAACTACAGTACCGAAAAATTCGGAAATTTCTCGTGTAATTGCATGTGAGCCTACCATTAACTTATGGTTTGAGCTCGCAGTTGGTTATTATTTTGAAGAATGTCTAAGATCTATAAATTTAGATATAAGACATCAATCAAACAGAAATCAAGCTTTAGCTAAGCAAGGTTCTGAATATAGTAACCAGGCTAGTAATATGTGTCCTTGCACTATTGATTTATCTAGTGCATCGGATAGTATCACTATCGATTTGGTTAAAGC